TGACACGCTAGCTCCGGGGACCGTCGTTGTCCTTGCCTTTCCGGCTCCAGTTTTCTCCATTTTCTAAATAAATGGAATTTCTCGGTCGGGTCAATCAAAACTTTCCGGCGCCGCGGGGGAATGGTCGTAAAACGCCTGAAACTCTCGGCTGATTTGCGGTCACGAGATACCGATCTGTCCGCGCGTCACCAACGCGTCAGAAACGGTTCGAACTTCCTGGGGATACTGGTTTCGAGGTCAAAGTCTCCAATTGAGACCTTCGGGTATGTTCTACCCTGAACCTACATAAACATTTAAGACCCAATGCTTACGTTACGAATCCCCTTTCATTCTTTCGTTCGCTCTTTCAGCGGAACTAGCACTCTCTTGTATAATCAATATTTTGTACTCCGGGAACTAGTAGACCAGAATCGCGCGCGATTGCTGCCCTATGTTGTCGTGGATCCCACAGATCCTGAGGGTATTCTGTACCTATCGGAACGAGAATACTTTGAACTCCTCAAGGTGTCCGTATCGAACGATCGTAATTTGATAGTTCTTCAACGTCCTGGTAAAGTGTCGATGGTGAGTGCCAAGGATGTTGGGGAATCCCCCAAAACCCTGACCCCAGACTTGATTCGATCACTTCCTGTTGAGTCTCAAAGGGCTATTGAAAACGTAATTCGATCCGAGTTAGCGAAGCTCACGGCTAATACTTCGTTAGGTGGTGTAGAGAAAAAACAAGATACATCTGAGTCGAAAGCAAATACATTCTCCAAAGACTCTAAAGATAACTCCTCCCCAGTTTTGGAGAGTCGGTACCAAAGAATTTGTCGAATGCTCCGTCGTGAGCATCACTCCATGACTCACTTCGGAGGAGCAACGCGTTTTTCAACGGCGGCCTCTCCTTTCGGCCAGAAGACCAGTTTTCCAGTGGGGAGATCCGGGATCTTACTTGGAGAGGGAAACTTCTCCAAGCTGTTCCATGGTTGGGGCGCAACCCTCCGACACTGGGGCGGAATTCCGCGAACTTTTGCTACGGTTTGTGCGTTTCGTGAGGTTTCTTCCTACTTTTATAAGATATTACAAACTCAAGGGGTCAACACAATGTGCCTTTCCCTCAAGGTTGCAATTTTCGTTATAAATAATTATTTAGCAGGAGTAAAACGAACGAACACAGAAAGACTAGGGTATCGGATGAAGTTGATCAACGGTTTACCGTCTTTTCTTCCTCTCCGATTCCGTTGCGCAATACGCGATCGTGACGCGCGAACAATTCGCGTGGTGATCGCCTTTCTAGGAATCTATAAGGGGATTGACGCCTCTTATAAACCTCTCTCGGAGTACCTCGCTCCGATTGAGTCGATGCGATTTCCATGGGGGAAACAAGTGGATAGTTTCTCCCATTTTGTGCAAACGGTTCTTTTCACCCAAATCTTTCCGGGTTTGCTGACAGTACCAATCCAAACTGTCTCAGCAAAACCTCCTTTGCTGACCACAGCTGGTCCTAATGACTCCACGGCCGTCCTTGGAGCTCATCACGACCTACAGGCATGGGAGAAGCGACCTTTCCCATGGCTGTTAGAGTTTTGCAAACATATGGGGTATAAATCCATTCTTCAATTATATTCATACGTGGGTCTTGTTGGGAAACTCTCCTTACCATTACCGGTGAGAAAGGGTCACTCAACTCCTCCCCTCAAACTTGGGAAGATTTCCCTCAAGTTTGAGCCTGCTGGCAAACTGAGACCGTTTGCCATCGTGGACTTCTGGACACAATGGGCGTTGACTCCCTTACATAAAACCATTTTCGAAATGCTTCGCTTGATACCTAGCGACGCAACCTTCGATCAAACTGGGAAAACCGAGATGTTCGCCCAGCGGTTGCATGCAATGAAGATCCGAGAGGTCTATTCTTATGACCTCAAGGCCGCAACGGACACTATACCTCTATTGTTATACAAAGTACTGTTCTCGACTCTGTTTTCAGCCAAAACCACTTCCCTGTGGTTGGGACTGTTGACAGATAGAGAGTTCTACTTACCCACGAACCGAGCGTTCCGAATACCAGGAAAACCCTCTATCACCTATACTCGTGGTCAACCCATGGGAGCTAGGTCCTCGTGGGGAGCTATGGCAATGGTCCACCATGCCTTAGTCCAATTCGCCGCGTACCGCGCCGGCGAAAAGGGTTTCTTCTCTCTCTACTTGGTCCTAGGGGATGATATAGTTATCGCTACGGAGAAAGTGGCTAAATCCTATTTGGATGTTTGTAACGAATTTGGGGTTAAGGTGGGTTTACCCAAATCCTTCATCTCAAACGAGGGTTTCTTTAATTTTGCTTCCAAATCCTTCAAAAGTGAAACTGATCGACCGAGTGTTACCAATTTATCTCCAATCTCTTTACGAGAGGAACGGTCCATTCAGACCGCCCCCCAGCGTGCCGAGTTGGTTCGGCGGATGGACTGGATAGGTTGGGTAAAGACGACGTTGGTCCCAAGGGTTCTTGGAATGGTGAAACTCCAATTACCCCTGGAAGGTTGGTACTACATCCAACCTGCTCTGAGATGGAACAGGTGGCATAGTCTCCTTATTTCGGCGGTCCGGAACATCTTAGTCCCTGATCCTGAGAAGCTCTCAGAATTAGGTATTCGGTGTCCTGTCACGGTGGTTTGGTCAGATCTTATATGCGTTTCCACGCAGGCAAAGACGGACCTCACTGTGACAAAGACCATCTCGAACTGGGCGGACCCAGAGCATACGGGGATAGACTATCCCAATAAAACTCCAGGTTTGAACCTAATTCGGGATTTCCTAATTAAGGATATTATAAAATTATTGAAAAACTCAAGGTTCGACTTAGTCTGTCTATCCTATTTGGTTAGAGTCTTCCCTCCTTCTCATATCTTTCTTCGAGGATTTCTGTCTCCACCAGCACAGAAACTCTTCCTTTACGTCAAAGGAATGGTAGATACAATCTACTGCTCGATTTTAGGTATGCCAAGGCAACTAACCAATGAGGAAATAACCACGAACCTTTTTCCACCGAACCTGGCCCGACTCTATACTGAGTTTAGGGCTAAGTTAATAATCGATCCCGATATGTTGGGTCTTATCTGGGATACGGTGGTAAAGGCTCGGTTTGTTGGTCTAAAACGATCCGATGTCGTTACGACGGCTGTTGGTTCTCAATTCTCGCCAGGTACTGGAAGGGTTAAATCTTTATCTTGGTTCTTTGAACCAGAGAAAAAAGATAAAGGTCCCTTAGTATCGGAAGATAAGGTCTTCGTGCGCGGTTCACTAATACCTTTACCTCCGAAGATTCTTCCAGAACGTGATGAGATGATCGCCTCTCAGCGAGTCCTACGCGAGATTGTGGATGATACCCTTCCTCGTGCCAAGGAATGGAAGATTCTCCTAAGGAATGTTCCTTTAGGAGAGTTACTTAAGCTTAGAATGGAGTTCCCAGATTTCCCTAGGTACTCCGCTCTAAACCATTACTTCCGTGAGATATCCTCTGTAGAACAGGCCCAGAGACGTTCTGAGGCTCGTCGGAATCGTTTTTGGTTAGAGTTGGAAAGAAAATTACGATCACAGACTTTAGGAAAGGTTTCCGGAAAAGAAACCTCTCCCCGTGGGTAACGTCCGTCCTCTGGTCAGCATCAAACTTCCCTTTGACTCCGACTCGAGAAACGAATGGTCTTGCGAAAGAGTCGTACTCGACTAACGAGATTATTCTTAATCACCGAGAAGGGGTCGCGGTTCTCTTATACCTTATTAAGAGTGGGTGTCTTAAATGGCAGAAAACTACAACCCCG